GATTTCCCGTGGCAGGCATTCCTGGATGAGATGGACGCAGGCAAAGGTGACGTCCACATGCCGCAGGTCTACTGGGAGGGTGATACCCGTTCCACCGGACCAGCGGAGCAGCTCAAACGGTCGATGAATGAGCTGCGCGCGCTTGAAGATCTGCCGGTGATTCCGGTGGGCGCGGCTTATGGGCGGAAGATGGGTCTCACGTGGTGGGGATCCACGCCAGGGCAGATGCTGAACTTTGCTGACACTGCCCGGTCGTTGGGATGCAAGGGCATCAACTGGTGGGTTTGGGACGAGCTGGCGCAGCGGGACGGCAACGGCGTGAGTCTGGACGGTCCACGCGGGTGGTGGCGGGCGCTGAAGCAGATCTCCGCGCATTGGCAGACAGAATCCGAACCCGAGAAAACTGAACCGACACTGACGGATACGCAGCGCATAGAGCGGCTGGAGTCAGCCGCACGTGCGCACGGATGGGAGTTGTAATCCTCAATCAAGACCTGGAGTGTGCTGGAATGATCAATACAACTGATAACGCTCAAATCATTCAGGGAGATTGTCTGGCATTGATGGACGACCTTCCAATCAACAGCATCGATGCAATTATCACAGATCCACCGTATGGCACCACTCGCCTGACGTGGGATAAAGAGTTCGACCTGGAGTCGTGGTGGATGAAGGTTGGAAGAGTGATCAAACCAAACGGTGTGATCGTCACCTTCTCCCAGCAACCGTTCACGACCAAGATGATCAACTCAAACCGGAAGCATTTCCGGTATGAAATCATCTGGAAAAAGACGGCGCCTGTAGGTTTTCTGGATGCAAAGATCCGCCCATTGCGACTGCATGAAAACATCCTGGTCTTCTGCGAACAGTATCGCGGGGCGAGAAATAGTCTGCGAGCAACCTACAATCCGCAGTTCATGCCAGGGAAACCTTACATTCGTAAACGCAGCTCATCAAATCGAACGCGCCATTATGGTGCAATCAAGCAGGTCAATGAAACCGTGAATGACGGGCGGCGATATCCAGTCGATGTGTTGGAGTTTCCCAACCGCGGGAAGAAATCTTATCACCCAACGCAAAAGCCCGTTCCGTTGATGAGATGGCTCGTATTGACATATACGGATCCCAATGACCTGGTGCTGGATACATTCGCTGGCGCTGGGTCCACTTGGGTGGCATGCGTCCAGACGGGAAGGCGTTTTATCGGGATCGAGCGCGAATTGGAGTATGTGGAGATTTCACGCGCCAGGATCAACGCGGTGATGAACGGAGAGGAAGAGTAAGTTATGCCTCACCGTGCATTGCAAGCCTGTGCTGAACCAGGATGCCCGGAGCTGGTTGTCAATGGATATTGCGATAAGCATCAGTCCAAACGAAACGCAGAACGATACGCTCAAGAACAACGCAAATGGCAATATCTCTATGACACAGCACGATGGAAAAAGATCAGGAAGGCACAGCTAGCCAAGGAACCGTGGTGTAGGAATCACCTGGAGAACATGGGAGAGTACATCCCTGCAACGCAATGCGATCATATCGAACCACACCGTGGTGACGTGAAGAAATTTTATGCAGGTCCATTCCAGTCACTGTGTGACTCTTGTCACAGCCAGAAGACAGCCGAAGAAATTCACGGGAGGGGGGGTGAAAAGTCTACAGGCTGGAGGTCAACGAGCGGCAGTGGTGGTTGATTTTTCTATGTACGGGTTTGGCGTTGAGCCAAATGGGTGAATAAGATGCCAGGACCATTGCCAAAAGATCCCGCACTGCGGCAGCGGCGGAATAAATCTTCCAGCAGAGCACTGCTGCCAGCGGAGCCTACACTGCGGATCAAAACGCCAAAATTGCCGCCACTACCCGAAGGTGAAACCTGGCACCCAATGGCGCGGAAGTTCTGGCGGGCAGTTTGGACGTCTCCGATGAGCGCGGAGTTTGTACACGGTGACGAACCGGCGCTCTGCAGGCTGGTGGTGTTGGTCAATGCCTTTTGGAATAGTGGAGAACTGGACGTCGCAAAAGAGATCCGGATGCTGGAGAGGGAATTTGGACTGACACCCCTCAGCCGCAGACGGTTGGAATGGACAGTAGCGCAGACCGAAGAGGCAAAGGATAAACATGAGGAGAATCGGGCGAAGCGCGCGAAGGTGATTGAAGTGGATCCCGTGGATCCGCGAGGAGTGCTTGACGGATGACCGTGTTGATGGTGCCGAAGGACAAGAATGCATATCCCAGTTTGGGCGCACAGGTATGCGCCTGGATTGAGGAGTACCTGGTGCATGGTCCGGGCGATCTGCGCGGGCAACCAGTACACCTGGACCAGGAAAAGCGTGCACTGGTCTACCGGATGTATGAGGTATTTCCCCAGGGGCATCCACAGGCAGGGCGCAGACGCTTTAAGCGGGTAGCGTTGAGCATGCGAAAGGGCAGCGCAAAGACCGAATTCGCGGCATTGATCGCCGCAGCAGAGTTACACACGGATGGACCTGTGCGCTGTGACGGCTTCGATGCCAATGGGCAGCCGGTTGGTGTTGGCGTAACGGATCCTTATATTCCGCTCGTGGCGTACACCGAAGAGCAGAGCGATGAGCTGGCGTATGCGGCGCTGCGAACGATCCTGATGTACAGCAAGGTGGCAGATGATTTCGACATCGGAATCGAGCGGATCATGCGCATCAACGGTGACGGCAAGGCAGTGAGTCTATCCTCTTCGCCTGATGCAAGAGATGGGGCGCGCACCACGTTTCAGGTATGCGATGAGACGCACCGGTGGAACACGCCGCGGCTGAAAAGTGCTCATCGAACCATGATGGCGAATCTGCCGAAGCGCTATCTGTCTGATGCATGGAGTCTGGAGGTAACCACCGCCCCATCACCAGGCGAAGGATCTGTGGCGGAAGACACGATGGAATATGCACGGCAGGTGGACATCGGAGAAATACAGGACAGCCGGTTGTTTTTCTTCCACCGTCAGGCATCTGATCATCATGACCTGACCACGCCGGAAGGAATACGGGCAGCGGTCATCGAGGCAAGTGGACCGGTGGCGGAGTGGAGCGACATTGATGGGATCTGTGAACAGTGGCAGGACCCAACCGCGGATAAGGCATATTTGGAACGCGTATGGTTGAACCGCCCCGTCCAGGCAACCGAACGAGCGTTTGATTTTGAGAAATGGCAGGCGCTGAAATCCGATTTTCAGCCGCAACCAGGCGACACGATCACCCTTGGATTTGATGGGGCACGCTGGCATGACTCGGTTGCGCTGGTAGCCACCCACCTGGAAACCGGCTTTCAGTGGTTGCTCGGATTGTGGGAGCGTCCTCAAAATGTTACAGAATGGGAAGCGCCCGAGGAGGAGATCAACGGCGTGGTGGATGCGGCTTTCAATCTATACAACGTATGGAGAATGTACTGCGACCCGCCCTATTGGGAGACGCAGGTGGCAACCTGGGCAGGAAAGTACGGCGAAAAACGGGTGATCGCCTGGTGGACCAACCGGTTGAAGCAAATGGCATACGCCATCCGGGCATTCAACACCTCTCTCCAGGTAAAAGAGATCAGCCATGACGGCAATCCGGATTATTCAAGACATATTGGAAATGCAGTCAAAAAGTTGCTGCACATGATCGATGAGCAGGGCGCGCCTCTCTGGGTGATCTACAAGGAGCGCAAGGATTCTCCATTGAAAATTGATGCCGCAATGGCTGGAATTCTGTCATGGCAGGCAAGATGTGATGCACTGGCGTCAGGCGTTGCGATGGACGGGAAAAGCATCTATGAATCGCGGGGCATGGTGGTGGTATGAAAAAGGCTCGGAACGTAAATCTTAATCTTTTGATTTTTATTCTGGGATTGCTGCTTTTGACAGCGGGGTCTTATCTGATTTATCCGCCTGCCGCACTGATCTGTCCCGGAATCATCTTGATCGCGATTTCCATCTTCGGCGGAGGTAATCAACCATGACCTATCTCCAACGGTTGTTCGGTCAGACCAGCTCATTATCTCCAGAGGAAGAGCGATTCTGGACCGAATCCTATGCACTCCGGACGAATTCAGGGATACGAGTCACTGCGGACAGCGCTTTGAAAATCTCTGCAGCGTGGGCATGCTGCCGTTTGATCTCTGAAACGGTGGCTATGCTGCCGCATATTGTCTACAAACGGTTGGGGAACGGCGGGAAAGAGCGGGCAACATCTCATCCTCTTTACAGCATCCTTCATGATCAGCCCAACCAAAGACAAACATCCTTCGAATTCACGGACATGATGCAAATGCATGCCCTGCTGCGGGGAAGCGGAATCGCAAAAATCAAATCTGGTCCACGCGGACCGGTTGACCGATTGATCCCAATTCATCCAGATCGGGTCATCGCAACCGAGGAAATTGATGAAGACCGGCTGCGGTACAAGATCGTCGAAAAAGATGGAACGATCAACACGTACCTTGACGATGAGATTTTCAATTTACGCGGGTTATCCCTGGATGGGGTTACTTCGGTTTCAGTCATCAGCTACGCACGGGAATCGATGGGATTGACACTGGCAGCCGAACGGTTCGGTGCAAAGCTGTTCAACAACTATTCCAGACCAGGCGGATTTCTGAAACATCCGGGGCATCTATCGACAGAAGCCCAGAACCGATTACGCGAACAGACCGAAGAAATGACCGGCGGAGAGAATCTCCACCGTATGGGCGTACTCGAAGAGGGTATGGACTGGGTGCCGGTCACGTTTACACCGGAAGATTCGCAAATGCTGCAAACGCGCGAATTTCAAGCAGAGGATGTGTGCCGATGGTTCCGCGTTCCACCACACATGGTGGGGCTGACATCAAAAGCGACGAGCTGGGGCAGCGGGATTGAAGAGCTCTCGCGCGGATTTGTGACGTATGTGCTGATGCCCTGGCTGGTCCGCTGGCAGCAGTTGATTTCAAAGGATCTGATCATCGCCTCTGAATCGTATTTCGTTGAGTTTCTCACAGAAGCCCTGCTGCGCGGTGACATCCAAAAACGGTACAGCGCCTATGCCGTCGGTCGCAACGGCGGCTGGCTGTCAACCAACGAGATCCGCAAAGCCGAAAATATGAACCCGATCGAGGGCGGGGACGACGATTACCTGACTGCGCTCAATATGAAACGATCAATTGATATTGAAAATCAGTCCACGGATGATAGCAACGCTCATTATCGCCAGATCCTGCGGGAGTCGGCGGCGCGGGTGGCACGCAAGGAAGTGGCGGCGATGACCCGCGCTGCAGAACGAGAAGAGAACGACTGGTATTCGGCGGTGGATGCGTTTTGCAAAAACCATGTTGAATTCGTGGCGCAGACGATGTGCATCCCCTTCGAAACCGCTGCGAAATATGTCGAATCGGGACGAAAAGCATTGACCGAAAATGGACCCGCTGCCCTGGCAGGTTGGGAAAACCGCCGCACGGTAGAGCTGATGCGACTTTCTATGGAGGAATCATGAGAACGGTACATATCTCCCATGCTTTGATGGAAACACCCTGGGCGATTCTGCCTGTGAAACTGGAAGCCATTATCGAAGTGGTGACCCGATATTTCGCCGGTGAAAAACTGGACGAAGAGGGGGTTCAGGTTCGCCTGCACGGCGCAACCCGCCCCCCTGACCGGATTACTGGATCTGTGGCGATCATACCCCTTTTTGGAACGATCGTTCCACGCGCCAATCTGTTCACCAACACCAGCGGAGCGACCAGCGCCGAATTGTTTGGCAAGAAATTCGATGAGCTCATCAATGATCCAACGGTGGGTGCAATCGTGCTGGATGTTGATTCTGGCGGTGGACAGGTAACCGGGATCGAAGAGCTCTCGCGGAAGATCTATGATGCGCGCGGCAAGAAACCTGTTGTAGCGATCGCAAATCATCTGGCAGCATCGGCAGCGTATTGGATCGCATCCTCTGCAGATGAGCTGGTGATCACTCCCAGCGGCGAAGTGGGTGCCATCGGCGTGTTTGCCGTGCATGAGGACATGAGTGCATCCCTAGAAAAAGAGGGCGTGAAGGTAACGATGATCAGCGAGGGGAAGTACAAGACCGAAGGGAATCCCTACGAACCACTCAGCGAAGAAGCACGAGCTTCGATCCAGGCGCGCGTTGCAGAATCATACGACATGTTTGTCAAAGCAGTCGCCCGCAATCGCGGGGTAAAGGCAGCGGATGTGCGCAGTGGATTTGGGGAGGGACGTGTGGTCGGCGCCAAAGCAGCAGTGCAGATGGGTATGGCAGACCGAGTCGCCACATTGGATGAAACCATCGCTCGTTTACAGAAAAGCTCGATGCCGCGGCGCGGTGCGAGCGCAGATAATGATTTTCGCAGGCGCCGGATGCGCCTGAATGAAAATGACGGCTCCGTAGAGCCATAAAAAGACCGCTCCGTAGAGCAGGTAAAACAAATCAAATCGACTATTTTGAAGAGGTGAATCATGAACGAAAGTAAAGTGTATCAGGCGCTGCTCCAGGAGCGGGCTGACCTCGTCGCCGAGGGAAAAGCGGTCTTCGAACGCGCCGAAAAGGAATCGCGGGATCTGACCGCTGAGGAAAAGACCCGAGACGACGTCATCAATGCACGATTGGCGGAAATCAAAGCTGACGTGCAACGCCATGAAACCCGCCGGGAACGAGAGCGCGCCATGCAGGCGGTATCTCATCTCGAAATGCACGAGCGCATCGAAGATGACCCCAAACGCGGCTTTGCCGACATCGGCGAGTTTGCGTTGGCAGTCAAGAGTCTGAACACTCCCGGCGGGGCGCGGGATGATCGTCTGTTCATCGGCGCCGCGCCGACCGATTTCCACCAGGAAACCGGTTCGCCCGAGGGAAACATGGTGCCGCCTGCATTTCGTCAGGAAATCTGGGAAGCGGTGATGGAAGAGGATTCGCTCATCTCCGAAACCGACAATGAACCAACCAGTTCCAATTCGGTTGAATTTCTGCGCGATGAGAGCACGCCCTGGGGCGCGACCGGCATTCAGGCGAAGTGGCAAGCTGAAGCCGGACATATGGAACCCAGCAAGCTGGTCACCGAGTCTGAACAAATGCGGCTTCATAACCTATACGCATTCGTCACCGCCACTGATCAACTGCTGGCTGATGCTCCGCGCCTGGCTAACCGCCTGACGCGTAAATCCGGCGCAGCCATTCGCTGGAAAGCCAATTCCGCAATTGTTGAAGGAACGGGCGTTGGACAACCTCTGGGCTATATGAAATCCAACGCCCTGGTGAGTGTCGCCAAGGAAAATTCGCAGACGGCAGACACGATTGTAGCTGCGAATGTGGCAAAGATGTATGCGCGCATGCTCAACCCATTCAACGCGGTCTGGTATATCAACCAGGACGCGCTGCCGCAGTTGATGCTCATGACGATCAGCAACCAACCGATCTGGACGGCGCCCAATTCCGGTTTCAAAGAAGCCCCCGGCGGGCTGCTGCTGGGTCGTCCGATTCGTTTCAGTGAGCACTGCGAAACGGTCGGCGATAAGGGCGATATCCATTTCGTCAACCTGCGAGATGGCTATTACTCCATCGTCAATCAAGGCGGCGTGTTGTATGCCAGCTCAATGCATCTGTTCTTCGATTACGGGCTGCAGGCATTCCGCTGGACTTTCCGCATCAATGGACAGCCATTCCTGTCTGCGCCGATCAGCCCTGCCAAGGGCAGCTCCACCCGCAGCCACTTTGTGACGCTGGATGCCCGCGCATAAGGACATTTTACCCATAAGCCTTCCTGCGACTGATTGAACCAGCCGCAGGAAGGATCAGGAAAAACTCAAGGATAAGGTGAAATATGAACTCCAATCTCAAACCCTCCGACCAGGTTGCTCTTCTGGCTGCGATGAGTCCGGTCAGCCAGTCGTCTACTACGGTCGTCTCGAGCTATGTTCCCATGTCGGACTGCGACGCCATTCTGGCGATCCTGGAGACCGGTGTACTGGGTACCTCCGCCACGGTGGACGTCAAGCTGGTCCAGGCAAAGGACGCCTCTGGCACCAGCGCGAAGGACATTACTGGGAAGGCGATCACGCAACTGGTCAAAGCCAGCAATGACAATGACCAGGTGATGCTCAACTGCCGCAGCGATGAGCTGGATGTGAACAACGGATTCACTCATGTTGCCCTCTCCGTCACCGTCGGCGGCGACGCCAGCCTGATCAGCGCCCAGATTCTAGGGCTTTATGGCAGGTACCAGCCTGTGGATCATGCCACTTCGGTTGTCGAGGTGGTTGATTAACCTTTGAAATCACCAGCTGGTCTGGGTTTTGATCACCCAGACCAGCAGGAGGATGACCGTGGCTACGTATATTCTGACGACCGCTGAGGCAGCTCATACCCTGCGATGCGATGAAACCGATCCGGCGATGCTGGACCTTCTGCCCCAAGTTGACGCCTACATCCGAGGCGCAACCGGACGGGATTGGGCGGCAGACACCGCGATCTATCCGGCAGCAAAATCGGCAGCGCGGATGCTACTGGTAATGTGGCATGAAGACCCGGGCAGAATCGGAAACGGCGGCAGTCTGAATTTTGGGCTGCAATCCGCTCTGATGCAGTTAAAAGCAGAGGCGATGAAGTATTTCAACTTTGCCGGAAGAGATGGCGACGGACCGATTTACCTACCCGGCGCTCATATCGGTGATACGGTGGAATCGGTGACGGGAATCATCGGGGCGACGGGCGATCAGACGGCAGCATTCGAAAGCGTGATCACGGTGGACGGGCAGATCCAGCAGGTTTCGACGGCGGATCTGTCTGAGAAGTGGTACCGGGCGCATTTGAAACCATTGGGAGATCTGTGATGTTGATCAATGGGAAGCCGATCAATCCGGGTGAGCTTAGGACAGAAATAACACTGAAAAGCCGAACCGAAACCATCAGCATGGGCGGTTTTGCACAACAAGGCTGGTCCACGATCGCAACAGTGAAATGTCGATGGACTGGCGCACATGGTTCTGAGGTCTGGTCCGCACAAGCAGTGCAGGCGGAGGGCGCCGCGACGGTGTTGATCCGGTACAACTCAGGTGTGAACACCACGGGTGCTGTGCTGTTGGGATCGGATCTGTATGAAATTGTAAGCGTGGATGATATTCAGCAGCGGCATGAGTGGATGGAGTTGAAGGTAAAGCGGATGAAGGCAGGATGAAATGACCACCGGCGTGAAGTTGGATCTGGATGGCATGTTTGACGACATGCTGAAAGACCTGGAGGAGATGGGCAAAAACGTGGACAAGATTGCGCCGCGCGCATTGCTGGCTGGGGCAAAAGTTATCCATGCTGAAATGCTGCGGCTGGCACCGGAGGATACTCACAACCTGAAGGATCACATCATCATCCTGGGTCCTGAACAGATTAGACACTATCACTACGTTTTCGTGGGCATTCCGCATGACATTCGCTACACCGATGAAGAAACAGCCATCTATGCAAACGTTCAGGAATACGGATCGGCGCACACCCCAGCGCATTCGTATATCGTCCGAGCCGACAAGCGGATGAAAGACAAGGCGCTGAGCATCATCGATGAAATGATTTCACGGGAGTTAGACGGATGACGATCTGGGAGCGTGTTAAAACCGCTTTAAGTGGACTGGGTATGCCAATGGCGGCAGTCCTGATGACAGGAGAACTGCCGGATGCGTTTCTGGTATACAGCCTGGTCAATTCATCGCCGAAACAGCACGCCGGTGATGTTGAAACCATGCGGGAGTATACCGTTCAGGTGAACGGCTATGACCGGGCAGGCGCGGACCATCTGCCCGATATTCACACGGCGATGATTGCGGCAGGATTCGCCGCCGGTGATGTTGTAGACCTGCCGTACAACCAGACCACCGGTCACTACGGGTTGGCGCTGGAATTCAATTATTTGGAGGATACCCCATGACCATAGCAAGCGATGAATACAAATCTCAAGTGGGTCTGGACAGTCTGTACATTGCCGAGGTAACAGCCGACAGCAGCACAGAGTACACTGCCGAGACTCCGTCTTTCCTGGCTCCCGCCGCTGAGGCAAGCCAGGAACCCACCGTCAACAGCACCATGCAATATGCGGACGACACGGCATTCGATACGATGGTGTCTGAAGGCGAAACCAAGGTGGCACTGACAATCACCAATCTGCCGATTGAGACACTGGCGAAGATCACGGGCAAGAGGTTCGACTCTACCACCGGACGACTGTACGATACCAGCGGCACTCCCCCCTATTGCGCGCTGATGTTCCGATCCAAGAAAAGCAATGGGAAATACCGCTACTATGCCTTCCTGAAGGGACGTTTTGACGTGCCCAAAGAAGCCATGAAAACGGACGGCGAAAAATCCGAACCTCAGACGGTCCAGATCACCTATACCGCGATTCGTACGACCCACAAATTTACCGTAGCAAGTGGCGTAACGGAAGGGGTCAAACGTGTCGTTGGTGATGAAGATACCGCCAGCTTCTCGGCTGCAAACTGGTTCGCAACGGTTCAGGTTCCGGGCGTGGCATCCATCTCCGCGTTGGCGTTGAGCTCCTCGGTGCCGTTGGATGATGCTACCGCGGTCGACAAGGCGGCAAATATCACCCTGACCTTCAACAA